CCTTTTTTCTCTGCGAATTTAGGCTGCTTGGCTTCTGCGAATGTTAATACTCTTAAATCTATCATTGTCTAATTGTATAAGTGTCTGTTGTTGTAAATTGATTATATGTCAAGGTAGAACCTGAAAGCCACATAATACCTGTTTCTAGCTTATTTAAGCCTGTTATATTTGTATTTGTAGTACTTGCTTGTTCGTAAATTTCATAGGTATATTGCCCTTCTAATGCACTTGAAAAGTTTGTATTTGTTACTATGCTAAACTCATTATACCTATCCTTATATAAACTTAAATCAGATGCGTTTAAAACTACGAACTTAATGACATTATTGCTGCTTCTGTTAGTAAACACAAATAAATAATTAGGGTTAGTCAATAACTGTTTTTCAGTTAATGTCATAACAATAGTATTAGTTTCGCCTTTAGTTAAATGTATCATCATTTATAAATAGCATTTATTTAAATATTTACAAAATAAAAACCCCCACCTAGAAAACTAGGCAGGGGAACTAAACTATGAAAAACTACAAACTTATCCTGCAGTTGTAAGAGCAGAAGCAACTGTACTATTCACTTCAGGTGCTAATGCAGGCTCTGCGCCTGTAAAAGTCAAAGTGTAACCACTTCTATCACCTTCAGCAGTACCTGATGCAGCATTACCTGCAGTCAAATCTAAGGCTCTAGTTTTACCTAGATACCAAAATTTGCCATTGTTATCTTTAGCAACTGCTACAAGTCTATTTTGAGCCAATAACAAGATTTCGTTTCTTGTATTAGCTTGTAGCTTATTTAAAATTATTGTTAATTCAGGAGTAAAAAACAAAGTACCATTTTGAACATTAGATGCCACATTTTCTGTGAACATAGATGTCCCTTTTGTTAATTCGTATTTATAGAATCTTTTACCTGTTGCTTTTACTAATGCAGTAATTACACCACTAGCTTCGGTAGTAGAAGTTACATCTGAACTAGCAATAAAATAAACTTCCGTAATACCACCTAGTGAATCACGGCAATCTAAGGTATATCCTTGTGTTAATGCGCACGGCATATTATATTATTTTATTGTTTTAAAAAATGGGGAGTATATTTCAACTCCCCTTTATAATTAGATAGTTACCTTTACAATTTCATCAGGGAATGCAATATTCACACCCATCTTAAATTCTGCAGCAAATCTTACTTCATCAGCTTCTTTAGCAAAGAAGATTTCAAATTTTTCTTCTTCATTTAATAAGTCTGTACCTAAGAACAAATTGCTTAAACGCATTGCGTATACATCGTTTGTACCGTTAAGACCTTGTAAAGCTACTACTTTAATTGAAGTACCCGGTAATACAAATTCAGAATCAGCCTTACCATCAAATGCATAGTTGAACATATTTGCGTTCTTCAATGCAATAGCATAAGTTCTGAAAGTATCCATACCACATACAATAACCATATCTTCAGCAGCAACAACTTTTGCAGGGATTGCTCTATAAACACCATCAAATAAAGATATTACGTTTGCAGGTGTAATAGATGTTAAAGGCGCACCTGAAATAAAACCTGATACGTTTGCATCAACAACTCCTGAAGCAGCACCAATCAATTTGATTAAACCATCAAACTTGTTTAAGTTACCGTTTGCAGAACCTGTATCACCCTGCCAAATAGCAGTTTCTAATTGAGAAGCAATAGTTTTTGCTTTCTTATCAGAAAATTCTTGCTCAAATGGGATTGAATCATATTGAGAACCTGTAGGTAAAGCCTTTTGTAAATACTTAGATTCTAATGTCTTAGGACATAAAGATTCTTGTACTTTAATTTTACCAACTGTTACAGTTCTTTGTGTGAAAGAAGTTGTACCTGATGCGTTCCAACCACAAGTACCACCTGCTTGGAATAAAGCATCTGTATCCATAATATTGATGGTCTCTGCTGATTTAACACCAACCATCACGTTACCTGCACTCTTAATTAAAGCTGCAGTTTTTGCACCTAAAACAGAAGAAGTTACTAATAGTGCTTCGTTCTCTTTAGTGTAGTTTGATAATGAACTTACTGAAAATGACATTTTTTATAAATTTATTTGTTTAAAATTGCGTTTCTATATTTCTCCAATCTTTCGTACTTACTATCATTAGTAGTTACATAAGATTGAAATGCGTTTGCTGCTTTTTGAGTTGGCTCTGTAGTTGGGGTGTTTGAAAGTGCTTCTACTAATTCAGCTACTTGTGCAAACCCTTGTTTTACTTTGCTTTCTAATTCAGCAATTTTTGCTTCTAATTGATTTTTTTGCTCTGCAAATTCAGCTTTTAATTCTTCAGCCATTGCAGTTGTGTCTTGTGCAGGTGGAACAGGTGCAGCAGGTGCAACAGGTTCTACTTCTACAACATCTTCTTTAGGGGAAGAAATTTCTACGATAGCACCTAATTCATCAACTGTAATAGATGTACCATCCATTAATTGATGCTCACCGATTGGAGCAGGTGTACCATCAGCTAATTCTACCATACCACCGATTTCTAAAGCAGATATCATAACTTTCGTTCCATCTACTAAAGAATATTCAGCCATTTCTACCTTTGTTACTTCAGGTGCTACAGGAGCAACAGGAACTACAGGCTCAACAACTTGTGGCATTTCCTCAAATAATGCTCTTATTTGCTTTAATGCTTCTTTTGGATTCATAAATATTTTAATATAAATATTATAATTGTGGATATGTTATCACTTAACCGCTTATCCTTATTATTTACCGTTCATCATATTTTTTAAAAAAAGTCCCCAAATGTTTGGAAAGTGTATAGAACCTGTGTATATTTGTTATGTGATTGAGAGAGAGCCAATAAAAACTAGAAATATGAGCCACAAAATTTGCCAACCGCCTTTAGAAATCAGATTGTTCCTTTATTTCATTGGAGCAGCCTTTGTTAGTGTTTTAATCCAATTATTAATCAAATAAATATAAACTATGAAAAATTTAATTGAAAAGTATGAAAGTTTGGGTTTCCACCTTTCTGTGAAAGAAGAACCAATGATTATTGGTTATTGCGTTAGAAAGGTTAGTAAAGCAAGATTTAAAAAGCCTTTATTCAACTACAGATTCAGAAGTGCTGAAAGAATGTATGAGTTCTGTATGGAATGGATTGAAAAAGTTGAAAGAAACATCAATGCAGAAAAAGCAAGAAAAGAGCAAAAGAAACTAGCGCAACAAAATATGAAGCATAGTTTTCAGGTTGGTCAGGTTCTTTACAACAGTTGGGGTTATGACCAAACTAACATTAACTTCTATCAGATTGTTGGAGTTAAAGAAAAATCAATAGTTTTGCAAGAAGTTTGTAAAAGTATTGTTGCAGGGTCTGAAGGTTTTATGTGTGCTAATGTTAAGCCTGTTGAGAATGCCTTTATTGGTGAGCCAATCCTAAAGAAGGTTATTGTTTCTGTCGGTTATAATGGGAATGTTAGCTACTACATTAAAGCAGAACACGGTTGCTTCTGTGAGTATGGTGCGAATGCAAATGGTGTTTATAGCAGTTGGTATGCTTAATTAAATTAAAATGAATAAAATAAAATATAACTCACTTGCCCTTGCTGCTGAATACCATAAGTATCAGCAGTATGGGGTTAAGCCTTATCTATATCATATATTAGATGTATGGTTTGAAGCAGAAAAGTTCTGTAAAGAAAATAATATCAAAGGATTTAAAGAAGATTTAATCCTTTCTGTGTGTGCATTGCACGATACTTTAGAAGATACTGTATTAGATGAAAATAAAATCAAGCTAATACACAAAGAAGTTTTTAATAGTGTTAAGCTACTGACTAAGAAGCCACCATTAAACAGATACTATATTGAAATTGCTAAAAATGAAATAGCATCTATAGTTAAACTGTGTGATAGAATATGCAATGTCAGAGAATCTATTAAGAACAGAGACTACCGTAAATTGAAAAAGTATATAAATGAATCTAAACAATTCAAGATTATATACTCTAAGTTTAACAAGCCATTATCTAATAAATTAGAAAGACTTTATTTAAAAGGAAAATTGATTAGTAGCTTTCGTATTCCTCTTTGCTAATAATCTTTCCTTCAATAAACGCTTCAGTTAACGGTTTCAAACCAATGTTAACTTCATAAGGTTTCCCACCTTTTCTTTTAGCCTCATAGCCACCTTCAGGAATACTTCTAAAGACAAATTCTTCAAAAGTGTTTTCAAAGAAAACTTCCTTTCCAATAGCAATTTCACTAATTAAGTTCTCATTTCTCATATATCAAATGTACTAATTATTTCTGATTATCCCAAAAAATTACTGTAATATTTTTTAGATTTTTGTTCTATTTCTCTCATTTTAGCTGCATCTTTTTTAGGGTTTAATACACGGTATTGTTCATAAAATTCGTGTCCTCTGCCACCTACAAAACCTGTTTGCTTTTGGATTTGATTATACTTAGCTTCACCTAGTATTCTTTTGGCATCTGCAGGCTTTTCCTTAGCATATATCATTTTAGGGGTATTAACCTGTATTTCAGCAGTTAAGCCATTAGAAGTCTTTATATTGACAATATTGCCACTATATCCCAATGCATTGGATTCGTGTGATTGTGTCTTAATTCTGCCATTTCCACCTGCAACTCTAGGGTCATTACTAAGGTCTCTTATTATATTTTGAATTGCTACAGGGTCATCACTTATAACTGTGTTCCTTACTGAATCTTTAATATTGCCTAAATTACCACCTTCTTCATCATTTGTTTTTCTTACAATAGAATCAGCAGATTTCATATTAATAGGTGTAACAATAGCACCATATTTTTCAGCTAAATCCTTACCTAATTTGTCAACTTCAGGTGCTGCTTCTTGTGCTTTTGCAACCAAATCTTTAACCTCTTTATCTTCTACAGATACTGTTTTAATTCCACCACCTGTGCTTTCTTTATCACCACCGCCTTCAGGTCTACGACCACTGCCCGGCCCACCTAATTCAACTTCTTCTAGAATTTTATAGATTTCATTCATTACCTGTTGTTCCTTAGAAACTAAAGGTGCATAATTGAATATCCCTTCAATAGAAAACCCATTAACCATACCTTGCTTAACCTTGTCCCATACTTCATCATTTTCTACTAGCATAGATACGAACCAACTACCATCAGGCGCATCTTCAAATCCCTTCATTGGCTCAATACCTCTAGACTTATCACTAATGAAACTTTCAAACATTGTAACCCCTGTTTCAATTTGGTTAGGGTCGTGCATCAGGTTAACATTGTTCTGATAGCCTTTTTTAAAGTATTTCTGAACAATTTTTGTAATAGTGTCTTTAGAAAAAGCAACATAGTAATCGCCAAAAGTAGCATCGCTTCTAAAGATAGGAGTATCAGCCAACATAGCGCAACCACTGATAATGCGCTTATCTTCACTAATAATTTGAAACTTTTGTTCATTTTTAAACGCATTCCAATTCTTTTGAATGGCAGGTCTATCTACTAATGAAACGAACTGCACCTCTGCATCATCATTCAAATCATCAGATATTTCCAACATATATAAAGGTAATTCCATACTCATAAATAGAATTTTTTAAAATATTAACTAAATCTTGCTCTTTGTCTAATTGCTGCTATTCTTTCCTGATTGCTTGTAACATCACTTTCAATTACATATGCTCTTACTGCCTGATTGCCAATATCATTAATTGTTTGTTGACTTAGATTTGTTGTTTGTGCCATTGGTAATTGTGGTGTCATTGGTGCAGCAGTTCCAACTGAAGGCATACCTGCATCAGCACCTCCACCACCATTTTTAAATTTAGCAATACTTGTAGCTGCAACTGTAGCTATACCAACACCTGCTCTTATTTTTGCAGCTAAAGTTTGTTTTACAGTTATAGGAATACCTGCTGCTCCTAAAGGAGCATTGGCTGCTGCAATAGCCGCAATTTCTCTTTGTGTATTAACTACTATTTGTGCAATGGCTAATGCTCTATCAATAACAAATAATGTGTTTGCTATTGCTTCACTTTTACCTGCTAATGTAGCTAATAAATTAAGACCTGCTGAAACTGCTTCAAATTTAGCATCTTGTAATTGATACTCCGCTTGTAATTGGGCTTCTTTAAATTCTTTATCTTTTTTAGCATCTTCATCCCATTGTTCTATTTGTCTTTGCGCCCTTTTACCCCAATATGATTGTGTTAATTGACTTGCTCTTTCCTGTGCCTCTTTTTCTATTTCTTCTTTCTGTTCATTATTTAATTTAGCTATTTGTTTATAATCTATAGCCTCTTGTCTACCTAGTTTTTGTCTAAGTTCTTTTAATGCTTCATATTTTTTTATTTCAGCATTATATTCTAATTCAGTTTGTCTTTCTAAAAATGCAATTTTTTCTAGTATATCTTCATCATTCTGTCTTTGCCTTTCTGTTATTGCATCAACTCTAATCTGTGTTCTTAAATCTTTATTTCTTTCAGCATCAGAAATAAGTTGTTTTCTTAATTCATCTGCAGCATCTTCAGCAGCCTTCTTTTGTTCCTTATCTTCTATTTTTTTTATAGCAGTTAATTGCTTCTGATATTTTTCATATCTTATTCTATAATCTTTTTCATATGCATCTAATATCTGAAGTTGTGTTTTCCTATTTTCTTCAGCTATTTGTGCCTCTGTTGCGCCTTGTTCTTTTAATTTAGCAACTCTATATTTATTTCTTCTTTCTAATTCTTTTACTTCTATATTTAAATTTTCACTTAATGCAGATAAAGATGCATTTAATGCATCCTGTGCTTCTTTTGCTTCTTTAGTATCTGATGTAAAGATTTTTAATTGTTCTACTAATAAACTAAATAAAACTACTATTGCTCCAATACCTGTTGCAATTAATGCTGCTCTAAATATTCTCATTGCAATAGTTGCACCTGTAGTTGCAGTTGCTACTTCAACTGTTGCTACTGCTTCTGCATTTAATGCAGTAGTTTCTGCTTGTATTGAAACAACCGCTTCTTGTGCTACTTCTACTGCATCACCCATTATAAAGTTATATGCAGCTTGATATACAGATGTACTTTGAATTACTGCACCTAATTGTTTAAAGCTATCTATACTTTCTCCGACTGATTGCAAACCTTGTGAAACTGCCATTGCAGATTGCACCTTTAATAAGGTCTTTTGTACATTATCACTTTCTGCACCAAATAAAGCCATAGCACCTTGAACTGCACCAAATCCACCTGCTACTCCTGATAGGGATGCAGTCAATGCCTTAAATTTAGCATCAGGATTAAATGCATCAGATAAAGATTTAGCATCACCTATCCTGTCTCTAAGTTCAGAAACTCTTTTAGCTGCTTCTATAGCTTCTTTAGATGTAGCACCAAATTTATCTGAAAATTCAACTACATCTTTAGTAGCTTGTCTTATTTGCTCTCTTATTGACTTAATAGGAGTATCTGCTCCTTTGGTATTTACATTAATATTTATGTCTAAATTCTCTGCCATTAGTATGTTGTTTCAATTACTTTTAATAAACTTATTTTGGTCGTATTGTATTCCATAGGATTAAAATTGTTAATATTATTTAACCTAAATAAAACTCCATCAATCCATATATATTTGCTAAAGTCTAGATTATTAATATCTAAAGTATTAAGCAATGCAGAACAGGTCAATAGTTTACTATCTTTACTTGTTATTTCTGCCATATAATCACTATAATAGGCATTAAATAAATTAGTAGTTGGATAGGATGTAGCAGTAAAATATATTTCATTTGGCGCACCAAAGTTAATATCCTGTGTAGGTACATCACTACCATTAAAAAATAAATGCCCTGCATAACCATAAACTGAACCTGTATGCAAATCACCACTAGCATCTTGTTTTCTTATCTTCCAATTTGTAACACCTGTAATTTTTTGAACCTGCATTATTCTTATTACACTATCCATTTGTTGTTCCTTAGTATTATTATCAGATAGCTTTAAAATTTGTGTTACTCTTTTATCTTTACCTGATGGTTGTATCAAAGGACTAGATGCAAATATTATTTCAAGTGATTCTGTATCTTTACTGAAATCATAATTAGTATCATATAACCTATCACCATAATTTTGATTATATTTCTTTTTATATGCTTCATTGTAATAATCACTGTCATCTTTATATTTAAATTGATAATACCTTGCGTTTAATTCACTCATTGGCTTGATGCTTAATGGCTTAGACCTGTCTATTTTATTTGACCAATCTAAAGCATTAGCACTTGTTGTTGGGTAAAAATCAATATATGGTTTTATATAAATCTTTTTTTCTGTGAATATATCATCATAAACATAAAGATTATACATCTTGCAAATACTTAAAAAGAAATCCCTTTGAAATATCCCTTTAGGAATTGCACTATTTATAGTAACAGATTCATTATAATTTATTGGAACTACATCTGTACTTGTTGTTGTTAAATTTAAAGTGCTACCTGCAAATACATTTAATTTATAAGCTGCAGAACCTGACCACTCCATCTGTAAAATCAAAGTATCACCTGTATTAAATGTTACATTTGTAAGATTTATATTAGCAGTAAAATATTTAGTTGAAAATCCTGAACCTACATAATAACTTCCAATAATTACACCATTTTTTCTAACATTTAAATTAGCCACATTCCCTATTTCCCAAAGACCAATTAATTTCAAATCTAAATTCATTACTTTAGTAGTACCTGTATAAGTAAAAATATAACCACTACCTAATGTAAAATTACCTAGTGTACTTGCACTACAGAATAAACTAATTAAAGTTCCTGTTCCTGTATATGTATATACATCAGGTGAAGCTACTAATTGAGTATTACTAACAGTTGAAAGTACCTTTTGGTTATGTGGAATTATTAATCTTTTAAATGCATCCGTATTCAATAATGGGAAATCATAAGAATAATCAATCCCTGCAAACATCTTTTCAAGATATTCTTTTACAAATAATGCAGGTCTAAATGTCATTACATTATAATCAACTTTATTTGTGCTATATGTTCCATAATCAATTAATGGATAATAATAACCTGACCCATAACCTGAACTATTATTAGTACCCCTTGCTCCTGATACTTCCCAACTAGCAGTTATATTCTCGTGAGTAAAAGTATGATTATATGCGCTAAAATCTAAATCATCACTTGGGTTTTCATTTCCTGATAATCTTTTATTTCCTAGTGCAGAAATTAAACCACCCAATTCACCAAATACAGAACATTGATATTCAATAGTTTTATTATCTAATACAATTTCTAATATCCTTAATGTGCCTTTAAATATCTGTATTTTATCAATAAAGATTCTACATTGAGCAGATTTACTAGCATTGAAATTATAGTTAACATTTGGTAATGTGTCATCAGTAAAATTAGCATTACCTAAATCAAATACAAATCCAAATATTTTATTATTTGTTGCAGTACCTGAAATATTTATAGTCTTAGAATAAGATGTATTTTTCTGTCCGAAATCAGCTATATCATCAATAGCATAATTGAACTCTGTACTTATATCCTGTAATAAGTCTAGCTTGTACCCCTCAATATAAATTTCTGTACTAATCATTATCTAAATTGGCTTGTTATATATTTACCTACTTCAATATCTATTTCAAAGTTAAATAGTTTGTCAGAACTTTCTAGCTTATACTCATAATTTGTGCTACTAATTGTAACAGGGAAATATGCACCTTGCACTTCCATATAAGTAATTGTACTAGCAAATAATTGAGCCAACCATTCATAATCTTGCTGACTAACCCAATCAGATATTAAATGGAATCTATCTTTATGTTGGATGGCATAATTTAAGGTAGTCTCATTGTATTTATTATACGAATCAATGTTAGTCATTGTATTACCTGATAGCTGCCAATCATTGCGCCTATATGATGCTCTTTGTAATTCTGTTGACCTTTTGTTAACTAATGCAAATTTCATAGTATCCCAACCGCCTAGCCTATTAAGAAAATGCAGATTATACTGTTTATATTTAGGATAGCATTTTTGAATAAACTGTAACTTTCTAGAAACTGCCACCCCTCTTTTTAAATAAACATTATATCCATAGGTATTCTCTGTAATTAATGTTCTACCTGCAAAAGTATTAATATGCCCTGCCTGACAATTAAAAAGATTCATTTCACCTGAAAAAGTAATACCACCACTAACAGTATCTATAACTGTACCTGATTCATTAATAACATCTACCCAAGCTGAATAAACACCTGTGGTAACCCTAAAATAAGTTGCATAAAAATTATCACCATATTCAATAGTAATACTTTCATTATCCCTTTCTGTCAGCCAATCATCTGTAAAATTCTCAATCAATAGATTATCATAATAATCAGATAGGACTAAAGGTGTGTTATTATTAACAAAAAGAATGTCAGCAAATAATGGTGGATAATAGTTATAAGCACTTAATGCACCTGAAACTAGATTTAAATTAGTTATTAAATTGCCACCGCTTACATATTCTTCACCAATTCTTATAGTTGAATCTACCTTTATTTTGTCATTTGATGCTACTAATATAGAACTACCTGATGGCTCAAAATAGTTAGTAACATATGCTCTTACCATTGGTGATGCATTAAATACTCCATAGCTACCTTCTGCTGATGGTGATGGATATACCTTTGTTCTGCTTACCTGTGAACCATTAACGTACACATCATACACAAATTTAAATGCAGTAACTCCTGCTGCATTCACTAAATTTGAACTTGAAACGTACCATAAGTCATCGTGCATACTTGAATAAGGCGCAGGACTACTTTGTATTGTTATTGCCATTTTTTAATTCTTTACCTATTTGTCTAATTTTAATTTGAATATCTTTCCCTAGTGCAGCCTCCATTACCTCATAGAAATTTTTACCAAATACTTCTTTTTTCGCATTGTCAAAATAATGAGTAGACCTGATACCTTTTCTGTGGATAGACCTAGCTACAACATAGGCTAAAGACTTTTTAGAATCTATTGCTTTAGCTTCTACCCCTAGTTTTCTATATGGCTTTACTGCAGTTGCTTTTAATTTGTTATATCCTAGCCATCCCTGTACTGCTGATATTGGAATGCTTTTTTTAGCAGGATTAAACTTATAAGGTGTTTTTGAATCTGCCTTTATATTTTTAGTTCCCTTTACACCCTTATTTATAAAATCCCAATACTTAGAAGCCTTTTCTGATTTAGGGTAACCTAAAGAAATGCTATAAGTTGTACCAAATTTACTAAAGTACATTCTGATATCATCAATAGCACCTGAAGCAATAGACCCATTTGCCCTAAGATTAGCCTGTGCAGTTTTAATAAAGTCTGCACCAAAATCCTTTAACAATCTTTCAGCAACAGGCATTTCTCCTTCTTTCATAGGTTGTTCGCCTAATGTATTTAGGAATCCATCAGCTATCGCCTTTGCCTGTGCTTTAGATATACTCATACCAATAAATAGGGTTATATCATAAAAATAACTATCCCCACCTTTTTAGGGATGGGGATGTTAACCAAAAATCCAAACTATGAAAACCTTATCTAATCTTTTTTATCTGTTCATTATCAAAATCCGTTTTTGCTTTTAGATAGGATAGGATATTTAAACATTCTATTGTAGTGAGTTCATATACTTCTGAAACTGTGCAATTTTCGTATTCGGCAATAAGTTTGGCTGAATATTGCCATCCAAAATACTGCATAAATCTTGAACCACCTCTTTCGCCTGTGCTGCCTCCATCCCTGCTTCCACCATCTTCTTCACCAAATAATCCTGTGAAACTTCTATCCAATTTCTGTATACTTGATAAAAAAAAACCAATGAATGATAAACATCTATGAATCTAGCGGTTAGCATATCATTAGAATATTGTTCGTGTTTACTTGCATCATATTTTTCATCAAACCAAATACCAAATCTACTGCGCTTCTGTGGAATCACCATTGTAGCTGCTAGCTTATGTAAGTTACCGTATAAGTCCTCACTAAAAACCTTGCTTTCAATATACCTTGCAAATGGCATTTTACTGACATCATAATTCAATCTGTATCTTTTGCTTCTGCTTACCTGTATATATTTAACAGGCTTACCTGTAATAGGTTCATTTACAAATGATATATTTTTACTTAACTCTTTATATTCATTTAAAGGTAAACTATCTATTTGCATTTCAGTCATATTATTGACTATGCCCACTAATTTAACCTCTAGGTCTAAATCAGTTGCATCCTTATCTTTTGTATTAATAGCATTGTATATCTGCTGATACTGCCAAACATTTATTTTGTTCCACATAGTTGCTTGATTTTGGATAAAGATACTGCTATTATATATACTAAACAAGCTAAAGGAACTGAAATAATTGTAAACTTTAATAGTTCATATGTAAATATTAATACTTCTTTCATTGTGTTTGTTTTAAAAAGCCACCCCAAGTTTAAGTAATTACTATCAGGTTATTAATATTTGTTTTTGAGGTGGCTATGTCCTTAAATGTTTTGATATATCGCAACTACTAAGAATGCGAATATAAGAATAATAACGGCTTGTATGTTTTTATTTTTCATAATTGTTATTTTATTCTATATAAAGATGGGTAATTTTCAAAAGTTTTCTTAGCTATTCTGTTATATCCTGAACCCTTAAACCATACAAAAGAATTTGATATTTTATATATTATTGATTCTGCCCAAGTACCATCAGCAGTTTTATATTCAATAATAGTTCCTATATTTAAATTTCCCATAATTTTAATTTAAAATTTCATTAACTAATTCAACACTAGGTTCTTGATTACTTGCAGCAACCTTCAGCAATTTAGCTAGATTTTCAGGCTTGTAAACTTTTAAAATAAACTGAACTGCTTCTTCTTTATTCCCACCATTAGCAACCATCAACATTGCATAGCTATTAGCCATTGCGCTTTCTAATGGACTATTACCTTCCCATTCTAATTGTCTAAGGAAAGATTCTCTAGCAATTTCATAGCCTTTGTGATTTCTTAAATACTGATAAATTTCTTCAGCTTTTTTTTGATTGTTCATAATTTTGGTTTTTGTTGGTTATCAATCAATGACATAACAAATATACAACCTCTATACACATTATCCAAATATTTTCCACACTTTGTGATGAACGGTAGTATTTAAGGATAAATGGTAAATGTGCGTTGGTCAGTCGCACCCCTGACTTATTTAAAAGTTATAGTCGTAATGCTTATAAGGCTTATCATTCATTCCCCATTTGCCCTTTCCCCAACCTTTGCTTGATAAATGTATTCTAACTATTGGTGCTTTTTCATTGCTAGTGTATTCATATGCTTGATTGTAATTATCAGAACAATGAGCAGAGAAACCACCTATGTGAAATTCTTTAGGAAAAACAACCTGCTTAGTATCTAATGCTCTTACTTCAACTACAGTAGGACTAACCTGTCTTATTACTTCATATGCTAAAACATCAGAATACATATAGTAACTAATGTATTTTTTAACAGGGTATTTAAGTTTTGGTCTAGCATCTAAATACTTTTTTAATCTTTTTTCTGCATTGTAAATAAACTCATTAACTTCAGAAACTTCAGCTAAAGTACATTTTTTACCTGCTTCAAAAAGTTCACCTGCAGGGATTAAATTCTTTCTAAATTTGTTTGATACTTGTAAAAATTGATTGTTCATAATTTTGGTTTTTATTTTTGGCTTATTAAGTTAAAATACTCTAGATTATTTAAGTCCATTTTTAATTTTTTTAATTTTGAACTCATATAAAGTCTTTGTTTTTCATCACTCATACCAATCATACCAAAAGATTGAATCCATAGTTCAATAGCCATAATTTCAAGTTTAAGTTTTTCTGCTTTTTTCATAGTGTTGTTTTTTTGATACAGTAAAGATATACTATGTTATCTACACTTTCCAAACATATTGCCAACTATTTTTAAACTTTGTGATGAACGGTAAATAAAGCTGATGAACGGTAATTATACGAATGAATACCTGCCATTACCCCTTTTTAGATTAAAATTATTCCAAGCTAAAGCCAATGCCATAACGCAGTCATCGTGGAATCCTGATGGTGCAGAGTACCTAACACCATTAGCCGTGAACTGATATTCAAAGACCTGCAGTTCATTTGTGATTGCGCCTTCAGGGAATCCTATCTTACCCTGTTGTATGGCAGTTGCAAGTCCTTCCATTAGCTGCTGCTTGCTTGAACTTGTAAACTTCAGACCTTCTATCGCAATGCCTTCCCTTTGTAAGTCCTCTAGGATAGGGTCTCCTACACCTGTACTATCAACTAATATAGGGCATTTAGGCAGCCTTTTTATATTCTCCTTAGTGTTATGCCAATCCATTTGATACCTGTCAAAATAAGCCACATTCCCTGCATTATCAAGACCAATTATTACTGTATGGTCTACAGACTTTGCAAGGTCAATACCAAATGCAACTATTTGTTGGTTGCTAATTGGCTTAATGCAATCTACTATAAATTTATTCCCAAAAGGGTTTGCACTATTTTCTGATGGGTTAGCCATATACTCCTGCTCAAATACTACATTTGGCAGTTGTGTTCTAGCTTCATCTATTTCTTTTGGGTCTATGAAAGGATTATCATAACTCGTAAATTTAAAGGATGCCCAATCATTTTCGCCTGCTTTCATAAATAAGCTATAGAAATAGTTTTTACCTCTAGGGGTAGATAAGAAGATTGCCTTTCCTTTGTAATCGGTTAGGGTTGGTCTAATACTATTTTGCCATCCTGCTTCTAGGTCAGGGATAAAGGATGCCTCATCTATAATCACCAAATGAAACTTTCTACCTCTTAGGTTATCTAATCTTTCTCCTGTGAAGAACTCTACCTGTCCACCATTAGGAAAGTCTATTTTTAAATCAGACTTGTTTTTAGGCATTTCTAGGGATTCTGTCAACTTACTGAAGAAAACCTTAGCTAACCCATAAGTAGGGGTAATATAAGCCACAGAAAGACCTTTAACGGCATATGTAACAGAAAGTATCTGTGATAGTTCTGATTTACCAAATCTACGACCACACATCACAACCCTGAAACGTTTATCACATTCTAAGATTCTCTGTTGGTTTGCGTGCGGATTAGGTAAGAATATCTGCATTATAAAATGGTTTTACCATCTACAAAGATAACCTCTATTTTATTATCTGATTTAATATCCATCTGTTCCTTTGGTTTGCCATATACTCTAGTCAGTAAAGTATCTAAAGAATACAGGCTGCCATTGCTCATAGATTTTAATATAGCTTTTGCTATAGTTTTTTCTAGTACAGTTGCTTTATCATTTGTGCTAACTGATTTTAATTCTTCTTCATCCATAGACATTAAAGCCTGTATACTATCATTTATTTCTGATAGTTTATATCCCTGCTCTTTTAATAGGCTTACATATTTTCTAGGTCTGCCATTTGGATTTGCAACTTCCCCTTTTTTAAATGGGGTTAAATTTTGTTCATTAGCCATATTCTCACTATTATTTCACTATTATTTATCTAATTTAGATTTAAAATGCTCACACAATACTTCCATCTTTGCTATGTAGTATGTGCTAAAATCTTTGTATCCCTCGTTGTTCTGTTGGTAGTTTATATATAAAATTCCCCTCAATCTTTGGGATGGGGTCTTATTTGTATCTAGGTCTGTTTTAACACTATCTAGATTATCTAGTTCATCCTGTTGGAATGATTCCTCTTTGATAGCTATGTAGCAGAATCTTTGGTTAAGTTGGAATACCTGTGCTGCATCAACAGGTGATAGTTCCTGTGTGCCAAAGGTAACTTTTATGGTTTTATCCTTTCTTGATGTTAAGCCTTCTATTTGTGCAGGTAGTATTATCATTTGCCTTGTCCCCTACTAGGTTTTGGTTTTGGTGTATGTTTGTTATAAGATTTTTTTGCCTGTCCTCTTTTGCGTTTTCCAAATGAAACTTTTGATGAATCGCTTTTACCTTTTGCCATTTAATTTATTTTTATGCTTATCTTTTAAATATTCCATATGTGTCTTAGTATCCCCCATAACTAAATGACATTGCCTACATAGTGCCATCAGGTTATTTATATTATCAGCCTTTTTATCACCGCCCATTCCCCTAGCTTCTATGTGGTGTATGTCTACTGCCTTTGCACCACAGGATTCACAGGGGATAAAATCTTCTATGCCATATCCAAAGTAATCTAAATATAGTTTAGTGTGTTTCTTCATTCATTATTATAAAGTTTAAAGATATGAATATAAATCCTATATTTAAACTCTTATGTAATTGCGCAAATTCATCTACTGAATAACCGATTGAAATACCTAATTGAATAGTTTCTGTTAATACTCCTAATGATATTCTAAAATTACCAAATTGTATAGAGTATTCCATTACTTATCTATTTGCTTTAATTTATTTATTGCCCATTCAATACCTGAAGTACCACCCCAAGCATCCCACATTAAGCCACCACACCCTTCAGAGTATGGCACATCTTTACTTTGTTGATGTCTTTTAAACGATGCCATCCTAGCAATAGTATCCCTAGATATGTTTTCTTTATTCGCTAATTGATTTGCTCTAGCCTTACCTACTGCAGTTCCACATTCACCCCATCCATTTTCTTCTGCCCATTTTAATGCCCTTTTTGCATTATTACTAGCTGATTCAGGATAGTCATTATAAGTTTCCTCATATTTACCACTAGCTATAATTGCTGCCCATACTTTAGCAGCTTTTTCTTCTGTGTCATATATGCAACTACCTGTACCTATTCTGTACTTTCCATTGCTACATTTGTATATCGGCATTACCTATTAATTTATTATAAATAGCAAATCTTTTATTATTTATGGTGTGCAGGTTAAAGTTGGTATTGCAGTAATCAAATAGCTTCTGTCCATATTCAGTCCTAGCTGCTTCATCAAATGTCAGTAACTTAATCCATTTGTACCAATCCTGTTGATTGTTTACATAGCATACAGGCATATCCTTATAAGGATGTACATTGCTGACTATAGCAGGGTTTTTCTTTGCTGCAGTTTCTAATACCTTCAGGTTTGATTTCATAGCACCAAACTTATTTTCTACCAATGGAATTATACTTATATCAGAATCAGCATAAGCACCCATATAATTACTAACTTCTGAATAGTCATAGATTGTTGGATTTAATTTTAATCCATTAGTGAACACTGCAATCATTCTATCCCATAAATGTTTTTCTCCTAGATTATAACCTGCAATAACTGTTCAGATC